TAACAGGTTGCTGAAATAGTCCCATCTCGACAGCGATTTCAGAACATGATTCATCCTCAGCATGGTAACGGCGGGGGTGAAGATGCGCGGGACGGACATAACGAGCGGGTCGCTGTTTAGCTATGTCGATCTTGAGGAGCGTATCCCGGCGCAGCACCCTGTGCGCAAGATCAGACAAGTCGTGAATGACGCGCTGGCCAGCCTCGATGCCGAGTTCGAGGTGCTTTACACAGATTTCGGCCGCCCCTCGATCCCGCCGGAACGGCTGATCCGGGCCAGCCTGCTGCAAATCCTGTTCTCGGTCCGATCCGAGCGGCAGTTGATGGAGCAGATGGACTACAACCTGATGTTCCGCTGGTTCGTGGGCCTCGGGATCGACGATCCAGTCTGGGTTCCCACGGTGTTCACGAAGAACCGCGACCGGCTGCTGACTACGGAAATGTCCCGCAAGGTGATGGCGGCGATCCTGGCGCATCGCGAGGTCGCGCCACTGCTGTCGGACGAACATTTTTCAGTCGATGGCACGCTGGTGAAAGCTTGGGCGTCAATGAAGAGTTTCCAGCCGAAGGCTGATACCATCCCGCCGGACGATGAGGGGCCAGGCGATCTGCCGGCCCCGGATACCACACCCGACACCGCGCCTTCCGACACCCCAGCTGAGACCGAGCCCATGCCCCGCAACGCCAAAACCCACCGCAATGCCGAAGTCGATTTCCGGGGCGAGAAGCGCTCCAACGCCACCCATGCCTCGATCACCGATCCCGACGCCCGGCTCTATAAGAAGTCGCCCGGAACCGGGGCCATGCTGTGCTTCATCGGACATGCGCTGATGGAGAACCGCAATGGCCTGATCGTGCAGGGCGACTTGACCCAGGCTGACGGCCATGCCGAACGCAAGGCCGCGCTTGACATGGTTCACCGCCATTCCCCAGGATCGACCCGGCGGCTGACACTGGGGGCCGACAAGGGGTATGACGCGGGCAGGTTCGTTGCCGACCTTCGACAAGCCTGCGTCACGCCACATGTCGCCCAGAAATCGCGATATTCAGCAATCTACGCCAGAACTACCCGGCATGAGGGCTATGCTCTGTCGATCAAGCACCGCAAGCGGATTGAGGAGGCGTTCGGATGGGCGAAAACCGTCGGTGGCATGGCCCAGACCATGTATCGCGGCGTCGAGCGCGTCCGATCCCGCTTCATCCTGACTATGGCCGCCAACAACCTCGCCAGACTGCCCCGGTTGCTGGCCGTGTGACGAGGAAAAGCGATCCCAGGCGCTAAAGTCGCCCGCGCCGAAAGATATCGCGATCATAAGATCGCGCCGTCACGAAGGGATAGCGTCCCAGCTCGGTGACTATTTCAGCGGCCTGCTAAAGGGCCGGTATCTGGGCCGCGCCGAGGCGCTGGAGGCGGTGCCCTTCCTCAGTGTCGATCACGCGCGCGATCACGCCAAGAAGCGGGGCGACTGGCTGCGCGCCGCCAAGCAGGAGGCGCGCGCGGCCAAGAAATATTCCGACGCCGAGATCGCGGCGCGGCTGCGGGGCGCGGGGGCGCTGCCGGTGGAGGGTGACCTGCCCGAGGCCGCCGTGCATCAGCTTGTGGTGCCCCACAGGGCCGCGCCAAGGCGGGCCGGGGCCGTGCGCGCCGATGCAGCACAGGAGGCCGGGCTTGAGGCCCGTCTTGTGCGGCTGGATGCCCATCGTGCCGAACCAGCGGCGGATGAGGATGCCGAGCAGCGCTTTGCCCGTGCCCGCGCGCTGGAGAGCGCCCAGGCGGCAGGCGAGGCACTGACAGAGGCACAGGCCGCGTGGCTGGCGGAATACCAGCACTCATCGGAATACCGGGCGCAGGCGCGCGTGGCGCGCTGGTCCGGCGCGGACAGTTAAAAAAAGGAGAGCAGCATGACACCATCATTTGCCAACCTGCGCAACGTCGCGGCCCTGATCGAGCTGATCGAGAAAGTGCAGGGCTACGGGTTCCGCGATGCGGGCATGGCCACGTTCTATGGCCCCTCGGGCTGGGGCAAGAGCTATGCCGCCGCCTTTGCCAGCGGCGAGTTCAACGCGCATTGCGTCATGGTCAAGAGCTGCGTCAGCCGGGGCCATTTTCTGCGCTCGATCAAGCGCGTGATCGGCTTGCCCGAGAAGGGCGATATCCCGACCATGGTTGACGAGATCGGCGCGCAACTGGCGCGCAGCAACCGACCGCTGATCATCGACGATGCGCAGTATCTGCTCAGGTCCGGCATGATCGAGCTGGCGCGCGACATCTTCGAGAGCAGCCATGTGCCGGTCATCCTGGTGGGCGAGGAGCAGTTGCCGCAGAAGCTGACGCAATGGGAGAATATCCATGGCCGTCAGCTTGCCTGGGGGCAAGCGCTGCCGTGCAACCTGGCCGATGCGAAGCGCCTTGCGCCGATCTATGCGCCGGGGATCGAGGTGTCCGATGATCTTCTGTCGGCGTTTGTCGATGCCTCGGGTGGGTCTGTCCGGCGGGTGCGCAACAACCTGGCTGCCGCGCGCGAGCTTGCCCGTGGGCGCGGGCGGCGCGATGCCGATCTGGGGCTCTGGGGCAATCGCGATTTCGACACCGGCCAACCGCCGGTCATGCGCCGTTATGAGGCCGCGCACCCGGTGCTGCCGCCAATGCCTTCGCCCGCGCGCCCCGAGACGGTGGTGCCGCTGGCCACCGAGAAAAAGGCGGTGCGGTGATGGCCGAGCTGATGGAGGCGATCTGGGCCGAGGCGCGCAAGCTCGACGAGTTCGACTGGGAGCGGGTGTCGGCACTTGGATGTTCGGTGTCGAGCGCGCAAAAGTTCCTACGCCACTGGATGCGCGACGGGCGCGTGCGGATAGCGCGGATCGGGCCGAGCCAGAAGCGGTATTACGCGCCCGCCGACAGGATATTTCCGCCAGCGCCCGCGCCCGATGAAAGGCCCACGCCCGAGGGCAACATGTGGCGCGCCATGCAGCATCTGCGCCAGTTCAGCCCGACAGATATCGCCGGGGCGGCCAATTCCGGCGGCGTGGAGATCACGCTTGAGAAGGCCCGCGCCTATTGCCGCCAGTTGCTCGGCTCGGGCCATCTGCATGTGCGGATGACGGCCATTCCGGGCAGGCGAGAGGCGATTTACCGCCTTGTCGAGGATACCGGCCCGCGCGCGCCGCGCCCTGTGCGGCTGGCCGGGATCGAGGATCCCAACACGGGTCTCTTCGTGCCCGCGAAAGGCGGTGCGGCATGAGCGCGCTCGACACCGCCCGCGAGTTCTGGGGCGAGGGCATCCCCGATTGGGTCGAGGCGCTGGCGCGGGCCTGCGACGAGACGAGCCAGAACAAGGTGGCCGCGCGGCTTGAGCGCTCGGCCAGCCTTGTGTCGAACATCATCCGCAACCGCTATCCGGCGGACACCAGCGCCGTGGAGGATATCGTGCGCGGCACCTACATGCGCGCGATGGTCGAGTGCCCGGTCTGGGGCGAGATCGGCACGCATCGCTGCCGGAAATACCGCGCGCGGCTGCGGGCTGGAGCGCCGGTCAATACCGAAGAGGCGATCATGCGCAATGCCTGCACCCGCTGCCCGCGCAACAAGGAGGTGGAGGATGCCAAGGAAGCGTGATGACAGTCTCGACGCGGCGGTGCTCTCATTGTCGATGGATGGCGTGCGCCCGTCCGATATCGCACGGCAGCTCAAGGTCACGCCCAACAGGGTCTTTGCCGTCAAGGCGTTTTTCTACCGCCACGGGGTCATTTTCCCGCCGATCAGAAAGGGGCCGCCGACGCGCGAGCAGGCCCCGCGCCTGACGCATCTCAACACCGAGTTGCGCGAGGCGCTGGCACCTCATGCAGCGGCGCGTGGCATGGGAACCCGCGAGCTGGCGCTGCGTCTGCTCGGGGCGATCATCCGCGACGAGCTGGTGGACGCGGTGCTGGACGATGGCGGAGCGGACGCATGAGCGCGCGCTGGAGCACAGATGAGATGATCCGCCTCGCCGCCTCGGGCGTGGCCAAGGTCGATCTGCTCGGGCCGCGCGGCACCACGCTGTGCTCGATGGACGAGATCGCCGCCATGGCCGCCGTCTGCGCGCTGCACGGCGTCGGA